CGCCTCTTGTGTTGGCTGCATTGCTTGCTGCATTGCTGACAATAGCTCTTCGCGATTCGACAGGTTCATGTTATCAATAACCGACTGCACTAATGTCATGTAAAGCGGGGAATCTTGCCCCATTGTTTGTAGCAATTGCACAAGCTGGGTTACTTCGTACTCACGAGCAATAATGCCCAGCGTTGAACTAGCGTTAAACTTGTAATCAGCAACAGGATAGCTTTCTGGATCAAACTGCATGTACCGATGGGCAGCTTTCTTAACAAACGGAATCAAGAAAGATTGCTGGAAGTTAATTAGTGTGCGCTTATGTCTCTTAATAACAGCGCCCAGCGACATGCTAATGCCTGCTGCCGTGGCTTCACCGTTCACACTGCCTGCAAGTCCTGCTGAATCGACTGCACCTGTAGCCTGTTGCACCATTTGTTGGAGCGCACCGGCCTGTGCAAAGGTAATCTGATTAACTTGACCGAAGTTAAAGGGCTGTAATACCTCTCTTGGGTCTCCGCTGGTTAGAATCATCTTGCCCGGACGGACTTCTGGCTTGGCTCCACGCGGTAAACGAGTCGCGTCAATCGCCATCATTGGGTGAATAGTAAGGCTTAGTGCGTCAATACGTGCGCGGAGTTCGGTGTCGAGTGCTTTTTGGCTGTTGTAGCCCTTTTCACAGACGCCACGACCCCAGAATCGCCCTGGCACTACGTCCCAAGGAAAAGCAACAACAGGTCGATCCTGCATCATGTAGGGATTTGGCTCTGCTTTTAGCAAAATCCCGCCGTTAGCAATAATTACAATTGCTTCGACGTAGTAGCTTTCTTCTTCTGTAGCGATATCGTCGGCGTCTTCAAGCGCTGTATCCAATAAATGACGTGGAACTAGGCCGTAATACTTAGTTAAGCGGACTTTATCGTCGTTATAGATTGTGATGTCTTGATCTGGCTCAAGATCGGTGTCTGGTGCGGCTGGGCCGACGTATTCTTTGCGATATACGCCCTGTTCTTGCAGCAATTCTACCGAATGACGGCTAACAAACTCGTCAATGCACACACCTAGCGCCTCATCCACGCTAGTAGCCACTGGGTCTATCAAAAAGTTCTGAGGAAGAACGGGCTTTAGCTTTACCTTGACCCGATCTGTAATGTTAATACCAACAGCTTGAAGGTCACCATCCATAATTGGCTGAGTGGCTGGCACCATTTCCTTCATTTCTTCGATAACAATTTCGCCAATGCCCGTACCAAATACCGCTGAGTTGATTAAACATTCTGCAACGGCCTTACGCACCATGCAGTCTTCAAAATCTTCAGTAAGTTTGTTTCTTAGGAACTGTACATCCTGCTTTTCGGTGTCCCCCATGTTGTCAGAAACATCAAACCACTTTCCACGGCCAAAGGTAGCCTCTTCCAGTTCGGCTACATTAGACTCAACGGCCTGCTGAAGTGCAGGAGAGATGATACGGGAACGCTCAGACTTACGGTCGCTATCAGCAGGATCCCATATTCCTCGCCATAGTCTGTAATATTCTTCAAAACGGCTTTCGTAATTCGACTCATAGTAGTCGCGCCAATCCTCACATTTGGTTATAACCCAATCTTCTATAGACTGCTCAATGACAATTGGGTCTTCTTCGTATATTTCGGCCATATCAATACCCTGCTACCACGTCTAAGATTTCGTGGTTTTCAATTTCGTATTCGTAGTCGTATGCTACGTTAGCTAACTGGTCAATATACGCGAGCGCATCCACCAAGTCATCGTGTGTTAAAGAATCAGGGAACTGAAACAGTTGGTCAAGGAATCGTGAGTTCCACTCTCCCTTGTTTAGCGTTATAAAACCGTTTTCAAAACGGCCCTGTAGCGCCCACATGATTCTATCCGTTTTCTTCTTGTTACCGTGAGTTAATTCTTCAACTCTAAAAAAATTACCATATCTTTTTTGCAAGTCAGCAAGCGGAGACATCACTGCTTGTTTGGCAATCCCTCGCTCGATACCCACACTAACGGGGCGATAATCTCTGACTGCCTGAAAAATTTTGGCTGCCGTTTCGTCAAGGCTCCAGCGTCCGTAGATAATATTATCAACAAACCAGCCATGCTCACTAACTTTAACAACGGCAATCGCAGTATCATCTAACTTCGTGTTTTTCGTTCGTTTCTTGTCAACTTCTTCAAAGCCAGCCAAGTCAACCGCGATGTAGTAGTCACCTACATCCGGCTCATCCTCACTAAAGCGTATCCAGTCTTCCTTAAACATCTCTGAACCACGGGCTTCAAACGAAGCCATAAATTCTTGACGAAACGCATAACTCGACATACTGCGTTTAGCAATATCAATTTCGTCTTTGTCCAGTATTGGATTGTCGTAAGAAGTAAAGTGCCAAGCCTTGTACGTTTCATCATCACTTAACTCCGCGTATTTATATAGCTCGTAAAAATGATTTCTTCCCATTGGCGTACCAATGAACATTGCACAGCCTTTTTGGTCAGCCAAAGCAGGTCTCAAGATTTGCTCAAACACGTCAGGCTTCATATCCGCATATTCGTCTAGTACTAAGAACTTGAGGCTGACTCCTCGCATGGTTTCGGGTCTATCGGCTCCTTTGAGGCTGATGGTTGCTCCGTTAACCAATTTGATCTGTAAATTATTGATGTGACTACCAGCAATAACAGGATGACCAAGCTCAAGAAGGGTCTGCCACATGATGTCTCTAGCCTGTCCTTGGGTGGGCGCGACATAAAATACGTGTCCTTTATCTGCTTGCAATCCGTTTACTATTAACATCCACGCAGCAAGACGCGACTTGCCTGTTCGCCGTCCCGCTGCAACAATTTTAAAACGAGTATCATCTGCCCAAACTTCTTGTTGCCACGGCAGAAGCTCGATATTTAAGTCAGTCAAGCTCGTCTAGCTCTTCTTCTGTTAGTTCGCGTTCTGTTGCCCCTGCTTGCTTTAGCAAGTCGTTTAGCTCAACAGGAGACCCAAACTTATACATGACCGCCGGAACAGCCCGACGGCCTGTAAGTAATTCAACCATATCCCAACCTGCAGGGCCGGGTGGCATCGTTACATACTTATGGTCTATGTCGTACTTAGTCAGCTTAGTGCGAATCGCTTTACAGCCCGCGCACCAGTCAGCACCCAAGACAATAACCATATTAAACGCCGTTAAAATTACTAAATGCCGTTGACCTTTCTAGTAGCTGGAAGGTAACTGCTACTTCCATCTGCCCTGTTGCTGAAGACGCTTGAGTTTTTACAACGTCTCCATTATGCAGTACAAAGATACCACTATCGTTTTGACCACCTATAGTTTCTTTGTTACCTGAGCCAATACTAGTGCCGTCAAAAAAATACATTTGGTCTACACCACCTGTTTCCCACCAAAGGCTTACTTGGTTTGTGCTACCACCATGGTTAGCAACAAAGATATACACAATATGTATCGTGTACCCCGCTGGTATAGTAAACAGTACCTGCTCAGTAGCGTTTGATAGGGTAATGTGCTTTGTATGAAGCATTAGGAATACGTCCACATGACCGGAGTTGTCTTGCGATCATCAATGTGAACGAAGCTTTTTGCAACCCCGATGCCCCCAAAATTCATTTTGATCGCGTTATGCACGATATTCATCCGTTCTACACCGTTAGATACCGCAATGTCTGCCGCAATGCCCTGATTATGGGTGCCGGGCGTAGCTTTTGAGGCTTCGGCAGGGTGTGTTGCGTCCCGATAGCCCGAGGTAATACGGAACGGAAAGCCACATTCTTCGCGCAACTGATCCAATCGTTCCAAAAATGCGTCATCCATTTCGTTTAGATTTGTATGAGTACAGTTGAACTCTTCTAATCTAAAGAACTTCACCGTTGTCCCCATCAATTACCGTAGGTTGGATAGTAGTTGGATCAATATCCTTGACCTCTGCAGCACCCACGCCTGTTATGTTGATCTGAATAGCAGATTTCCCGCCGTTTTGGACGACATCCTTCTCAAAGGCCGCCACAGGCAGTATCCGATCCATAACTAACTTCCATGCTGCCGCCTGATTCTTGTGATCATGGTCTAACGCAGCATCAAAGATGGTATCGAGTACCCGTTTGGACTTAGGGGATGCCAGCATACGAGCCTTGTACTCGTTAATAATCGTGGCATCTCCCTTTGGGCGACCTACCTTCCCCCGTCCCCCTGGAGAATTACTGGCCAGATCCTTCTTAGATGGCCTACCCGACTCCTGTTTGCGCTGTTGTTTTTGCTCTTTGATTTCCCGCTTTCTTCGTTGAACGTAAGATTCTTCCATAAAGACTACTTAATCATCATAAAACTATAGGAATCCATCTTACCTACTTCTTCTGGATTCTCTTTAGCATCGTATTTCGTGGGGATACCACGCTCTTGCATCTCTTTAACCCGCTTCTTCGACTTTTCGCACATCGAATAGTATTCCGTGGGCGTATAGGAGACAGTGTGATCCTTGTCTTTCATAAATCCTCCAAAAAAAAGAAGGCTTGTTTGCCCTCCGACCCTCCCTATCCTATATATACTCCTGTAGCTAAACAATACTCTAAACGTTCTTTTTTCCTTTTTATTTTTCAGAATCCCCAGTTTCCCCGTAATCCCCCTCTGTAGGGGGCGGGTTGAGTGTTCTATAGAACTTAATGGAATAAAAGATAGATTATTTATAGGTTTTAGATCAATAACTTAAAGAGATCTGAAAATCCCCTATTTTGTGTCTTGTTGGCACCCCCCGCCTGACGTGTTTGCAATCCCCCCTCCCCGTCCCAATTTTTGCCTGCAGGTTTTCGCATAATGCGAGGCAATCTGCGAGGTAAATAGCGAGGCAAATAGAGACGCAAAGTGCGGGTGTGTGTGTCTGAGAAGGAGCCACAGAAAGCAATCCCCACCAGAGACAACCCCGAAAAGAGACAACCTGAAAAGAGACAATCGAAAAATGTCACATTTGGAAAATAATTAAAAAATTTTTGTCACATTCTGAAAATTGTTTGGTGTCGTGGGTTAGATTGAAACCATCAATCAACAAACAGAGAGAAACAGACAATGCTAGGCAAAAAGACATCCCCCAAAGCATTACCTAAACGACGCGGCTTTATTCTTTATCAAGGCCCATCGGTACTGGACGGCGCACCGATTGTAGTTATCGCTACGCTGTCCACGTCCAACGCAAAAACCGGCGATGCCATACAAACTTGGATACTGCGCGACGATATCAACCCCGTGGAAGCTACAAAAACCGGCGATGACTCATCGATTTGTGGCAGCTGTCCCCATCGTCATTTCAATAACGGCGCGTGTTACGTCAATGTTGGACAAGCGCCTAATCAGATCTGGAAATCCTACAAACGCGGATTGTATGAACAGTATGATCACAAGCTACACGCGGACTATTTCCGGTCGCGTGTCGTTAGACTCGGAGCCTATGGTGATCCTGCAGCTGTGCCATATGAAGTGTTCTTGCAGATTACTCAGATGGCCCGCGCACATACTGGTTATACACATCAAGCGGCGCACAAAAATTTTGACAAGCGCTATTTCAGACTATGCCAGGTATCGGCTGACTCACCTAAACAAGCGACCAAATACCAAAAGCAAGGCGCAAAAACGTTCCGCGTGGCAATGGAAGGTGACGGACTATTGCCCGACGAAATCGAATGTCTAGCGGACTCAGACGGCATCCAATGCGTAGACTGCAAGCTATGCGACGGGGTATCACAAAATATTGCGATCGCTGTACATGGATCGCGCTCCAACAAATTCAACACAGCAATCATTGCGAGGGGTTAATCATGGCGAAATGGGTAGGAATTATTGACATATTGGCGGATTACGATCCCGATGGGTTAACCGCTGAAATTTGGTACAGGCAAGGCGGACGGATGCCCTACTGTGTCCACTACAAAGACACGGAGACGGGTCACGCTGTCTATCACATCAGTTTTAAAACCGAAGAGAAGGCGCGCGCTCATGCGATGAAGTCAACAAACAAAACGGAGGTGACGGAATGATCTGTTATCGAGTGAGACTAGCCGATGGACTGTCGGATAAAGCGGTTTTAAATAACCTGGATGAGCTGCAAGACTGGCTAGACATGGCGCAATCCAAGGGATGGCACTGCGTCCAGGTTAGATCGGAGAAGACTGGCGAGTGCCACGTCCTATTTAACGACGGCGATGGCTATCAGCTATCTAAGGTTATGACGCAATGAGTGATGAATTGTTTGGCTTTACCGTCATCGATCGAGATGGCGGCGAGATGTTCACCTCGGAACCTGAATTCGAGACGTACCAGGAAGCATTCCGCGCCGGTGATCACTCACTGTGCGATATGAACGGCGGCAGCCTAGAGATCTGGCTATGGGATGACAGTCTAGAAGATGTAAAACAATCATGGGAGGCATGAGACATGCAACTAACGACAATCCTGTATTTGATTTTGGTAACGCTGGCCGTGTTCACAGCGCTAGGCGGACTCATGGCGGCGCTAAATTTTAACTTTCCGGTGTTCTGGCTATGCGCTGTGGTGTCGGTGCTGTCGATCTGGTTGCTTTGTTACTTGGAGGGTGAGTTATGAGCCAAGACATGACGCGGTGGGCGGCTGAGTGTTACGCACTTCTTGAGGACGGGCTTAATTGGAATACATCGGCATTACCGGAGGATGCGAAACTGTGGGCCAAAACAACCCAAAAGCGCATCAAATCCTCAGCCAAGTTTTTAATGCCAGAAGACTCTTGGAAATTATTAACAAAGCACTATCAGTTTCGAGACTTAATAACTTCAGGCCATAAAATGCCGTATGAGACGGTTTGTATCGCCCTTGAACAATGGAGTGAGGAAAATTTGGGCATGGTTTCTCGATTAATCTTAGTCAAATCTGACTTTTCTGATAAAGATCCTACCGATAAGGAGTCTGTAATTTTTCATGTAAATTTTTTTTACAGATTGGAAGGAGCTAGATGGAATATCGTTCCATTTATTTGGGACTACAACTTTTATGGGGAAAATAGAGTTTGGGATTTGCTTGCAGACAAAACAAAAAGAACAATTAACAATGAGGATTGGGAGAATGTGATACATAGTTGTACGGCTGTCATACAGCAGGCAGTCGGATCTCTCATGTTATTGCTGTCATGCTCCAACATCAGCGAACAAGACATCCCTATAAGCAAGCTAAAGCGTGATCGGCTAAGAAAGAAAAAACTACCAGTGTTTGAGCATAAGACGTTGTATATCGAGGATGTTAAAAGCTCACGGGTAGATCGTGGCGGTACGTCATCTCCCAAGCGACAACACCATAGGCGCGGCCATATTCGGCGGCTATCAAATGGCAATCAAGTATGGGTGCGACCTTGTCTTGTGGGCGATCCATCGCTGGGCTTTGTCTCCAAGGACTACTCATTCAAAAGCAACGGGAGGGCGAGCGCATGAGCAACATGGAATGGTGGCAGCGCGGTGAAGCTGGCGAACAAGTACTTGATAACGTCGAGTACTACCTAATCAACAACGACGATGTGGTTGGCTTCTGCCGATGGGCCACGGAGTTTGGCATACATATCAGCGGCATCAGGAAGATCCTGGCAGTGCATAGCGAGGAATCCAATGCGTCTGAATCGTCACATTCAATCAATAAAGAGGGACTTTCTAATGAGACAACCGGATAATGAACACGCCAAGGCATTTGCAAGCAACAATGAGCTAGGCAATGACGCCGAGATCATCGTGTATTACGAGTACCTTGGTGAGGCCGAGCCAGTACTTCGCATACCCTTTTGGTTTAACAAGGAAGGTCTGGATATGGGGAGGCCATTTAGCGACATGGTGGACAACGTAGCGAAGGCACTGGAGGAGGCTTATTCGTTTTGGCCTGAGGGCTATATCCACATTCAAACGCGGATCAACCGCGAATTCATCAACATGATTTAGGAGTAATACCATGGACTTAACAACCGAATACGTCAGCAAGATCTGCCCCGAGCTACTCGCTTCGGAGGTAAAGATCCTCATTGATAACCTGCTCGACCTGTATGACCCGAGCGAGATTTACCCGCAGGTAGTTAGGGTGACGGCGAAGAGTCTGTTTCCCTACGTCGTTACGACTGAGCGCGTGGTCGAGTACCTCGATGGCAGGGATCGGATCGTCAACGCCGTTGAGTTTTTGA